CTGTTGAATAGCTGTTAGGTCTTTGGTTACTATCGCACCATCAGGTGACTTGACAGGGAAACTAAACACGGTTGTTGCGTCAGGTTTCATTACGTCTGGTTCATTAGGGATACCTTGATCCTTCATAAACTGTGTCAAGGGGTCTTTGTTGTCTCCCCTGACTGTTCTAATGTAGTACTTTGAATGTCTGGCATGGATTCCAGAGGCACTGTCGACGAGTTGCGAGACTGTACCAGATGGCTTGACACAAGTAATAGAAGTGCTAGGCTCAATGCCAAGACGCTTAGACCATTCCATGTTCGTAGATACTGCAATATTCCGTAGATGTTCAAGGGTTTTCTCCAATCCTTCGTTCTGAGTTGTCATTAACTTGTTGTCCATTATCCCTGTGAGAGACACACCAAGCAGTCGTTCTTCTTCTGTATTTCGCTGCCACACCTTTCGCAGATATGGGAACCTTGTGAATGTACTTTGGATCGTCCCAAGTATTGTGGCACATCTGACCTTTCTAGCCAAGTCTTCCACCGAATCTGTGGCTCGTACCACAACTTCTGTAAGATTGCAGAACTGGTAAGGCCGTAGGATAATTTCACTGCAAGGGTTAGTTCCGAACTCATGGTCAGGATTCCGTCTACCATACTTCGCAGCTTGCTTCTTACTTGCTTCACGATTGAATATGCCACGTTCACCACTCCCACTCTCAACTAATGCCATCCACTCACGCATAAAAGAAATAGCATCTGGTTTCTCTGTATAGCTTACACTGTTGTTAGCCAATGCACGTTGAGGATCGTTCTCCCACCATGAACCTGACTTAGCATGACGCATACGATCATCACTCAGGTTGCTCAAGGAAATCATAGCTGACCTGCGTACACCACCGACAACTACTACCTCACCAATCTTGCACATGATATCATGGCACTCAATACTTGATAGCTTACGTCCCTGTGCTTCTTTAAATACTCTGACAACAAAATTGAATAGGTCAATCAAAGGTGCAGGGCCACTTGCTCTACCACCAAAGGTCTTAAGTCTTGAACCTGCAGGACGTACCTTAGATACATCCCACTTAGGTATCTCACCACTATACAGGAGTGCTATCACTTGACGAAGGGACTTAGCCCAACCTTCCTTACTGTCTCTGACTACAATGATGGTTTCACTATCATAGAGTTCAGGGATTTCTGGCAGCTTACTGATGAACTGCCTCTCGACACTAAAGCCCACGCCAGTGCCACACAAGAGAATGAACATAGCCTCATCGAAGGACTTAGGGTCATCTACGGGTAGGTAACTACAGTTGTACCCTGATGTGTTGTCCCTGTCTAGTGCTGCACCTGCTGTCATCATAGCTCTCATGCTAGGCATAACTTCTAAGCCAAGGATAGCCTCTTTGATTTCTGAGGCAATAGCTATTGTGTCCATATCTAAGGCACGTCTGACAACATTATCCATGTAACGATCAACTGTCTCAGCCCAACTCTCACGGCACTGTTCGTCCTCTAGCCACCGTGCATAACGACTAGTAGCTATGAATGTCTGATAGTCAGTTGGTAAGTAGTTATCTATCATTGCTGTCCTCTTCCTCTCATTGTCTTGTCTTCCTCTAACCAAACCAAACGATCAATGTCAGCCCTAGAAATACCTATGTCATTTAACTCTCTGTCTGTCAGTTTGTTTAATTGTTTGATAGCATCACGGTGCTTACGCCACGTAGCTAGGTAATTTAAGTAACGTCTTAGCCAACTCATCTATCATCACCCTCCCCTTTAATTGTACCATACCTTTTCCTACGGTCTAGTTTATCTAAATTATTCTGAGCTATGTCTGACATATTGTAGCCTAAGTCTTTAGCCAGTGCAGCTATGTACCAAAGGCAATCACCTAGTTCTTTTGCCATACCTTCTCTATCTAGTTTGTTGTCCCTGATAATCTTCTTAGCTTTGTTAGCTACCTCACCTGCTTCCCCTGCTAGTCCCAAGGCAGGGTACATTATCGAAGCACCTGCAGGATAGATGGCTGTCTCTCTAGCCTTGCGTTGGTATTCGTTTAAAGTTAAATCATAATCATGGTAAGCCTTAAACGCTTCTATGTCATGTTCGTTTATCATTCCTCTAATCTTCTCCATTCTTCTATTTCAGCATCAAAGTTAAAGTAGTCATCAAGGTCTAAGAAACCTTCATCAACTAGGTACTTGATAACGTGCATAACCCTTACATCACTTTCTTCCAGTAAAAAATCTAGGTCATAGTTATCAGCAAGAGCACGTATTTTACTCTCTTCATCAAGCATTGTCAAGTACCTTTCCTCTCTTTTATCCACTCAACAGGTATTTTTTCTTTAGCATATTTAAAACCATACTTCTCACACCAACTCGCATATGTAGATTTAGAACCTTTGTATAGTCTAGCATTAGGATTACTGAATACAAACCTTATGTCTAGGTCAGGGTGTTGCTCCCTTATCCTTAAGTGTTTGCTTCTGTCTGAGGGAATGAACCGTCCCTTTGTCTCAATTATTATTCCGTTGTCAAGTACGAAGTCAGGTGTGTAAGTCCTGTGTCTTAGGTCTTGCCACTTGATCTTCATCTTCTCATATGTGAACTTAACCTTTAGACTTCTTAGATACTTGGCTGTACGTTCCTCTAAGCCTGATCGGTAGTGCATTTAGGTGGCTCCCATATCTGACCTACAAACCTACGTAACCACAGAAGCCTACCGTTCTCTATCACTCTGTCCTCATCACCATTGTAGCTTCTCAGGCAAGCCTCGTACATATCCTCTTCACTCTCGCAGTCCTCAAGTATCCTCTCAGCTTTCTTTGGGCCTATGCCATACAGACCTATGATGTTGTCAGCCTTATCTCCTGTCAGTATCTGTGAATAGAAGAACCTATTGCCACCTACCTTGGATACCCTAGAGAATGAACGTCTGTTAGGGTTGTAGTGGTGGCAGGGTAGCTGCATCATGTCCTTGTCAACTGACACAACAAGACAGTCAGACCCATAGTCAGTAGACCAGATACCTATGAGGTCATCTGCCTCTTCACCTTCAGATACTATAGCACCCCACTCAGATATCATGTGATCCCTGATGCCTTGTAGGTGTCTGGGTTTTTCTGCACCCTTCCTATTCCCTTTGTATTCATGGGTAATAGCTATGTCATACCTGAAGTTACCTTTGCCAGTAAGGAACACCTGAAACCCATCCTCAGATACTTCCCACATAACCTTGTTCAAAGCATCATCTATAAGTTCATCTACTTTATCAATTGCATCGTCTAAGCTACTGTCTTCACAAGAGAAAGCAGCACGATAGGCAAAGGTATCTCCGTCTACTAAGACTTGTTTAGCCATTTGATTATTTTCCTTGTAGTCTTTACGATATACATTATTAATAGGGCAGGGAAGAACGATAAACAGAATATGATAACACTATAGGTTATAGCCATAGGTATCAGTTCACTTGGATTCATTGTTCTTTTCTATTGATCTTTGTCTTTCACTCTTAGACATTGGCCTGATGTAAGACACTACCCTACCTGTGTTCCATCGTTTAGCTTCTTCTTCTGCCTCACCACGGTTATTAAACACCCATACTTTATGGTCTTCTGTCCAAGGGTTTTCCTTACGGACATAGGTAAACTCACCTAGCTCAATCTCAATCTCAACTGCGTAGGTCATCACTTATCCTTAAAGATGTAAGGCCAGTAAACTTCCTTAGCATCAGCCCAAGCTAACTTCATACCGATTACAAAACCGATAGCGCCTGAACAAACTGCAATACCTGTTATTGAATATAGTTCTGCTTCACTCATCTTGTTTCTCCTTTTCTGTTTCTAATCCTGCCTTAATCAGAGACACAAAGCCCACGTTAAAGATAGCCATGAAAGTCTCTGGATCACACTCGACTTGAAGAGTAGCACTGCCGTCCTCATGCTCTTCTATCTCTACTATTTTTACTTCACTCATCACTGTCTTCCTGTACCAAGTGCCATCCATGACACAGGGAATAGCTCATGCATCTTAACACTGATTTGTGCTGCCACCTTTTGTGTCTCAGCTTGGGTATCACTGGCACAACGCAGTAGGCACATATCAGAGAAGGCATCCAAGCTACCCGACCAGTACCACTCTGTCATTGTAGACTGTGGCAGTACCATACGTGCCTGTTCTGGGCAAACACCTACAACATTAATTAAACGCATGTAGTAAGATACTGCCCTTTCTAGTCGTTGTGTATAAACTTCTTCAAGAACTTCAACCACACCATCACTACCTTGTTTCTTATCTTCTGAGTGGCCTCTCCATACATCAGGTATGTAGAACTCAGGACGTTCATCCACATACCTACGGCTAATCTCATTCCAACGTAGGAACTTATGCTTGACTAACTGTCGTGCCACAAA